AAATGATATTTACAGACAATGTAATAACATTTGATAAAAACGATTTGAATTTAAAAGTAGGTGAGTACTTTTATTCATTAAAATTATATGATAAAATAGATAGTAGCATAGTTGGTACTCTATTTGAAGGAAAATTTAAAGTAATAAACTAATGGGAATAACAGTAGATTTAGGGTGTAAGGTTATAGCAGTACAAAAGTATTTAGAATTAAAAGATACTCCTAACACTTACGCAGGTCAAGCGGGAAAGTTCCCAAAGGTGAACGACAACGAAGATGGGTTAGAGTTTAGCGAGGTTGTTAGTGGGGGCGTTCAAAGTGTTACAGGTGATGGCGTTGGAGGCACTCCCGATGACGTTGTAATGTCTTTTCCAGACGGTACAGAAGTGGAGCTAGTTGATGGTGGTGGCGTAAGTGTAACGCAAGCCATATCAGACATTCAAAACGGATTAACTCCTAACCATAGTGACTTAAATTTAAACGATGGTACTAACCCACATGGAACTACAAAAACAGATGTAGGGCTATCTAATGTAGACAATACAAGTGATGCAAATAAGCCGATTTCATCTGCTACGCAAAACGCTTTAGATGGTAAGGTTAATAATATATCTTTTGAAACTCAAACGGCTGATTTTGCGCCTAGTGGACAAGTAAACAATAAATATATTGACGTGGACAAAGCAACTGATGTAACTATTACATTTAATACGGGTGCATTTGAAAAGGATGGTGATGTAGTTTATTTTCAACAAGTATCGGCTGGTAGACTATTATTTGTTAATGGTACTGCATCAATTACCGCCGCCCCTTCTTTATCTTTAGTTAGTGGAGGCGTTGAAAGCATTCAGGCGGTTATACGAAAAAGTGCAAGTGTTTATATATTAACTGGAACTACTGAATAATGCTACTAGGAACAATAAACAACATCAACAAAAGCACGGAACGTAAAAGAGTTTTAAAGGCTGTGAATACTGATTATTTGGAATATATAAATAGTATTTCATGGGCTAATACGGATGAAATTGTCCTTTATTATTCCGTCGATTTATCCAACGAAACAGGCGGGGGTGTAGTATCTTCTTTTTATAATTCAGGGTCAACAGAATGGCTGAGGATAACAACAACATCTTCTAATAGAATATCACTAAGGGTTGTTGTAAATGGTTCTAACGTGATGGACACAACAGGAGCCGCAAGACCCGCATACCCTAATATAATTGAAATAAAAAACGGGGGGCTTTACTTGGATGGTGTTTTATATTTATCTATACCTTATACGCTAACACCTAATTGGAGTGTAGATTTTACGCATAGAGTAGGGTATAGCTTATTTAATAATTCACCATTAAACGGTACTATATTTAATTTTAAAGGTAACAACGAAACATTTTCGTTAAACGAGGGCAACGGGGCTGATTTTAAAGGCTCTTTGGGTACTATTGGAACGTGTTTAACAGGTCATTCGGGGGGCTTAAATTATATTAATCAAGAAATGATAAAAGCAATATAAAATGATAAAAGAAACTAAATATTTACTTGTATACGATACAAGCGTAACCCTATTAGATGAAAATTGCGAACACTTAGGTTTCCCGATTGGAACAACTTTCGAGCAAATGCGAGAATATGGGAAACCTTCAAACGGGGTAATAAAACAAAAAGAGGGTAAAGATATTTGGGTTTTGCCTTTTTATGTAGATGATAAAATTTGTTTTGAAGATAACCCCACAGTTTACGAGGTTTTGACTTTACAAGAATATAAAAATGTAACGTTTGATATCATAGAGGATTATGTTTAAACTTTCTAAAAGATCACTAAAACACTTAGAAGGGGTTGAGCCTGTTTTAATAGACATAGTAAAAGAAGCTATAAAATATTCTCCATACGACTTTGGAATACCTATTACAGGAGGGTTTAGAACAGCAGAACAGCAACAAGCATTGTATTATAAAGACCTTTCTAAATGCGATGGTTACAGAAAAAAATCATATCATCAATCAGGGAAAGCATTTGATGTTTATGGCTATGTATACGGAAAAGCAACATGGGACAAACATATATTAACTAAAATAGCTAGGCACATTCAGAAAGTAGCTTATGATGAGTTTTGTGTTGATCTTAAATGGGGCGGTGATTGGATTAACTGGAGGGACTTACCACATTTCGAGATTAAATAAATAAGTTGAATAGCTATAAAAAGACGTTTAAATTCGTTATATATGCGATAAAAAAAATATTATGTTTCTTACTGCGTTCCAATGGTCTGTTTTATCTTTTTTCCTAGTACAGGGGGTTGCTATTATAAAGTTCTCTGTGTGGCTGGTTACATCTATTAATAAACTAGACATTGATTCTAAAGAGAATTGTAAAAGAGCAAGCGATATAAAAAACGACATTGATGCTTTAAAGAACGATGATAGAAGAAATGAAAAGGACATATCTAGAAGACTAGACTTAATTAGTCAAGGGCTGGTAAGGGTAGAGACAAACGTAGCAAACATAAAAGAACAGTTAAAATGAGTTATAGACCACGACTAAACAAAGCAGAGGCAACATTTTTAGGGTTAAAATTAAAGTTTGAGAAGTACGAAAAGGGAGGGCGTAACCCACGATATACAATAAAAAAAGATTTGTATAATAAACTTTTAGAGTATAGAAATTCAAACATTAAAAAAGAAGGGGTTAAAAGCGCAAAAATACTTGTTTTTGATATTGAAACTTCACCCACGAAAGCATACGTGTGGGGTAAATGGAAACAAAACGTCAATGATTGTCAATTACTAGATGAGTGGTTTATGATCACATGGTCTGCTAAGTGGTTATTTAAAAGCGAAGTATTAAACGCAAAGCTAACACCAGACGAAGCTATTAAACAAGACGACAAAAGGATAACTCAAAGCATTTGGAAGCTGTTAGATGAAGCAGATATACTTATTGGTCATAATATTAATAAGTTTGATATAAAAAAACTAAATACTAGGTTTTTAATTCATGGGCTTCCTTCTCCAAGTTCTTTTTTAACTATTGACACTTTAGTTCACGCTCGTAAATCCTTTGCGTTTCACTCCAATAAATTGGACTTCTTAGCTCAAAAGCTGGGAGTAGGTAAAAAGGTTAACCATGCAGGTTTTGAAATGTGGGCAAAGTGCTTGGAGGGCGATGAAGATTCTTTAAATAAAATGAGTGAGTACAATGATGGTGATATATTTATAAATGAAGAAGTATATTTAAAAATAAGACCGTTTATAAGACCTCACCCGAACTTATCTTTATTTATTGACACTGACGGCATTGTATGCCCTAGCTGCGAACACAACGAACTAGAATATATTTCTGAATATGCAACTTACGCCAATACTTACAGCGAATACAGGTGCAAAAGATGCGGGAACAGATCTAGGTATAATAAAGCACAAACAAAAGTAACACCATTACCTAGATAAAAAATTATGTTTGGAATTGGAAAAGGAGCTGGTAAAGCTGTAAACGAAACATTAGGAGGAGTTAGCAAGATATTAGATAAGGTTGTTACTACTCAAGTAGAACGTGGTAAAATAGATATTGAATTTAATAAGCTACAAACTAAGATTAACGAGTTAGAAGCTGGTAACGGTTCTTTGTTTGTAAGTGGATGGCGACCTATGGTAGGTTGGTGTTGTGCTATTGGTATTGCTTTTAATTTTATACTAAGACCTATCTTAAATTATATCCTTTTGGTTTTTTATCCTAATGTTCCTATTATGGAGTCTTTAGAAATGGGTGTGCTTAGTACTCTTATTACAGGTATGTTAGGTTTTGGGGCTATCAGAACCTATGAGAAGGTAAAGAATAAAAGCAGAAATTAAACGAGCATTAAAACGCTCGACAACAGTCGCTAAGAGGCATTAAAACGCCTCCTAGCTTGGTGTTGTATTGAATACTATTTCTCAATTATTGCCATAGTTTTACCCATAGCACCAAACTGTTTAGATACTTTCACCCCGTTTATCATCATAAACTGTTCTCTGTATCCTATATTTGTTTCTTTACCTTTTATCTCATAGTTAGTATCTAATACTGAATTATACATTTCAGCAGACATTAATATTTCAATATCACATTGATACATTTCTAATGCTGAACCTACTAAATTTCCTAATTTACTCATAATTTTATCTTTTAATTTTCCGTACTACAATACAACAAGGAATAGAAACCATTGAAACGGTTACTATTCTAAACGTTGTGTGTCATGCTTTCTCGTACCATCTCCACCATATATGACCAAACCATCCAATATTAAATGTAATCGAAGGAATTAGCACATCTGGAAATATTAATATAGACATAGTCATTAGTGATATTAAAATCATTATAGTGAAAGTCATACGCCACACAACACGGTGTAAAACATTATTTTTATTTACTAATGCTTCGTGGTACGATTCTGCAAAGTCTATTAAATCATAGTAATCAAACTTTGATACTCTTTTGTCATGTTTGTCAAATTCTGGATATTTTTGACTTTTATAAAATAATTCTGCTTTCATAGTTATATGTTTTTAATCCGTAAATAAAGCCAACGTTTACACTTATCATTAGCAACAAGGCTACATTTCGTCTTCTATATGGTTATACATTAATTGCATTACCCATGCATTTTCAAGCTCATACATTCCACAAGTAGAGCAAGCCTCGTCTATTGTGTTATAGTAGTTTATCTTACCTTCTTCGTTTTTCATAAAGTCCATATTTCTAAGGTCTATGATTACATATTGTCCTTTCATAATTATATTTTTAGTTATTAATACCGCCCAATTGCTAACACGGTATATATTTTATTTTCGGTCCTCAAACAAATCATATACAATTTGTTAGCGGTAATTCTCTAATATTCTCATCATTACCTCGAAACAATCGTTTTCATCATTGAGTTTTAATTCTCCTGTTTTCATCCTGTTTTCATGGAAAATATCGCCCGACTTATCTCTCCAAGCTGCTATTAATTCACTTCTATCAATACCGCTAACACGGTTTAGCAAATCAGTTTTTAACTTAGATTCTAAGTAATCAATATACTGGTCTTGTGCATCTGAATACCACATTAGAGCATGATCGCCATGTCCGTAATTATTATCTTTTATATTAGGTCTTTTCATTTCGTTGTTGTTAAGTCGTTAAAATCCGATTGCTACACTTATCATTATTTCAGCCTTACTTTATCGTAGTATTTTTTTAGCCTGTCTATACACTTATTCCAGTTTTCAATAGCAGCCAAAGATTTTTCCACATCTCCAAATGGAGAAGCCCACCTTTTCATATAAGCGGTTTCCAATCTGATTTTAGTTTCAAAGCCTTTGATCATATCTAACATATCAGACATTACACTTATTCTCTCTAGTTCTTTTTGTTTGTTCATGCTGTAATATTATTAAGTCTTTATTTAAAAACAAAATAAATTAAACTTTTTTTAATATTTATTTAAAATAGTTTGATATTATTATTTATTAGATTTATATTTACAACATGAAAAAAATTAAAACAACGATTGATTATTATAGCTACGAGGTGGCAGATGATTTAATACTTACATTTGATGTTGAGTATATAATAGATAATGACACTTTTAGTCATGAGTTTGGTAATGAAATAGGAGAAGATTATGTTTCAATTCAATCAGCTCAATTACTTAATACTAATTTATCCGATGAAATGGTAAACGAAATTGAGTACGAATTGAGTCATGGCTTATTGGATGATAAATTAGCTGATAGTATTGGGATTGAAATTTAAAATTAAAAAAACTAAGAAAATGGAGATTTACAAAAAATTATTAGAAGTTCAGAAAGAAGTAGGTGCTATCTCAAAGGATAGTAAAAACCCATTCTTTAAAAGTAAGTATTTTGATATTAACAGCTTAATACAACACGTTGAGCCGATACTTACAAAGCATGGATTGCTACTATTACAACCTATTAAAGAAGGTAAGCAATATAGTATGATTGTTGATGCTGAAACTGGTGAGAGTATTGAAAGCTCTTTAGAGTTACCTAACTTATCAGACCCTCAAAAGCTAGGCTCTGCTGTAACTTATTACAGACGTTATACATTATGCTCTTTATTAGCTTTACAAGCCGAAGACGATGACGCTAACATAGCTAGTAAAGCGAAAGTAGATTACGCAAATAAATTGAAATCATGCAAAACACTAGCAGAACTTCAAAGCGTATACGTGTCTATTCCATCAAATCGGCATAGTGAATACGTTAAATTAAAAGACGATCTTAAAATTATATTAACATGAACACGTATACACTTGAAAACTGGTCAAAAGGCACTGTGATTAAAATAAGTGCTTTAGGGTGGAACATTGAAAACTACCAACACACGTTTTATAAGGATGATAAAGGAAAAATTATTACACAATCTTACAGTACTAGATACTGGGATATAACAAAAATAGAATATGAAACACCCGATAACTAAATTGATTAAATCAGAATGCGAGCTAAAAGGATTGACAAGGGCAAAACTATCAGACCTTACAGGATATGAAGAAAACTATTTATCTACTTTAGTAAATGGGAAAACTGGATTCCCTTTGTCCTTTTTAGTTGCAATATCAGAAGCATTAGAAATGAATTTACACACCTTATTAAAATTAAAAAATGATTAAATATTTAAAATACTGGAATATATTAAGAAGACTTAGATCAATGAAGCGCAAAGAATATCAAGTTAGGATAGCTTGTTCAGAAATGAATATATGGTATGACGACCTTAATATAAGAAACATAAACAAAGCAATAAATAGAATAAAAGAAACATGGACAAGGAACAACATGATAGATTAAAAAATTATGGTTAATTCACTAGAAACATTAAACCAAATAAATATGCTTAAAGCTAAAATAAAAATACAAAAGATAGCTTTAAAAGGTCGCAGTGGGTGGATTTGCCACAACTTAAAAAAAGAATTATTAGAGTTAAATAGTGCGTTATATTATAAAAATAAAGAATTTAAAACAAATAAATAAATACAATTATGGGATACAAAGTAAAAGGAACGATTACAGAAATAAGTGAAAAGCAAATGTTTGATGCTGGAAGTGGGAAACTAACTTTTAGAATTGACACAGGAGAAGACTACAACAAGTTTTGGGAGTTTGAATTATTTAAAAGCAAAGACCATACAGAACACTTAGATAACTTCACAAAATTCAACAAAGTAGGGGATAATGTAGAGGTTGAGTTTAATATAAAAACTAATCTATGGACTAATCCAACAACAAATATAGAGAGGTTGTTTACATCTTTATCTTGTTGGAAGGTTGAAAAGTTAGATAGTCAAACCGAACCAGCAGAATCAAGTAATACTGATTTGCCTTTTTAATCTCGATTAGTAATAACCTTAAGGGAGTAGTATTTGGCTGCTCCCTTTAAACCAACAACCACAATGAAAGACAAACACGTAGAAAGTATTGTAAAACAATTTCAAGAGCGATCTGATTTAGGCATTAAGAAATATGGTACTACCTTAGAGAGAACTGATTTAAACACCTTAGATTGGGTAGAACATACTAAGCAGGAGTTAATGGATACTATCTTATATTTAGAGAGATTAAAAGAAGATTTAAAAAAGATTGAATAAAAGTTGTAGTATAATAGTTAATAATGTATACTTGTATCATATAAGGCTTCTCACACTATAACCTTATTTAAAAAATCATTTAACCCTTGATTGAAAGTTGACGTGAGAAGCAACTGGAAGTCAGGGGTTTTTTTATTGAGTAATAAATTATGGAAGGATGGATAAAACTACACAGAAAGCTAATAGACTGGGAGTGGTATACTGACTCAAAGATGGTTCATTTGCTATTTCATTTGGTAGCAAAAGCTAATCATAAGGACGGTAATTGGAAAGGTATTGAGGTTAAAAGAGGTCAATTAATTACTGGTTTAGATTCGTTAAAGCATCAAACAGGAATCTCTACACAGTCTTTAAGAACTTGCTTGGAACGGTTAAAATCAACAGGCGAAATAACAAACAAAAGCACAAACAAATACCGCATTATAACCATCTTAAAGTACGATTCTTACCAATTAAAAGAAAAAGATAACAAGCAACTAACAAACAATCAACAAACAACTAACAAACAACTAACAGCAAACAAGAATGTTAATAATGATAAGAATGAAAATAATAAACAAACTGTACCTTTTGAGAAAAGGCACGTTGAGTTTTCTAAATGGTTTTATTCTCAATTACAATCTAATATGATTATAAGCAGAAAATCAAATCCCGAATCTAAAGGATGGGTGAACCCTATCAAACTCTTAGAAGAAAGAGATGGGATAGAATGGGAGCAAATTAAGAAAGGCGCTTTGTTTTATTTTAAACACCATGAAGAAAAGTTTATGCCAGTAATACAAAGTACTACAGCATTTAGGGAAAAATGGGAAAGCCTTAGAACATTTCTAATTAAACAGCAACAAGAATGATACTACTAAAAGAAAAAGTACAAAATTACCATAAGTTAAAAAATAAGTTTATCGGAGGAATAGAAAAAAACTTTGATGATTTTTATGATGACAAGCATGATGACTTGAATAAGATAATAGGATTTACTAAATATGCAGATGATTTTATTTATGAGCTTATTCAGTGTGCTAATCTTAGCGAGCATACAAGTTATTACGATGATGTTAAAAGCAAATCCTTAAAGAAAGTTTTGTTTCATTATGAGGTAGATGCTTACTTCAATAAGAGTAAGGCTGATAAATGGCTTGTAAACGCTCTCTTGTTAGTTGTAAGAGACTTAAATACATTTGATGGGGTTATGTTTACAAATGGAAAAGATAAGGTCTTAAAAGGGAATATATTGAAAAGCAACAAACAAAATAAACAAGTGAGATTATGAAAAGAATTTACCACCCATATACTTTATGGGAAGATTTTAGAAGAGGGTTTTACGATAATTGCTCTGGACTTGACAAAAAAGAAAAGATTGAAAAAGTTATTGAAATGTTTTCAAGTAAAGAGTTAACGAGAGAATTTATGATGTTAGCTATTGATGAATGGAAGTATTCATGTGAGCATAACTTAACGAATGGAGGCATGAATAAGATAGCCTACTTAGGGCAAGCGGCTTGCTGCCTTTATTCAGACGTACCATCTACAATTACAATGGAGAGTTGGAGTAAGTTGACTCCTGAGGTGCAAGAGGAAGCGAACAAGATAGCTAATGAAGTGTTAGAGATTTGGATAGACAGAAACAAAAATATACAATTATGCCTAAATATTATTTAGAAAAAAACGTGTTAGAAGCTGCAAAAGAGAGGGTAGAATACACCTTTGACAATTTTAAAAAAATTTACGTTTCTTTTAGTGCAGGAAAAGATTCTACTGTAATGTTGCATCTAGTTATTGATGAAGCAAAAAAAAGAGGAGTAAAAGTAGGGGTTTTAATAGTTGACCTTGAAGGTCAGTATCAATTAACAATTGAACACATAAACGAGACCATAAAGGAGTATAGAGATTATATCGACCTATATTGGGTGTGCTTACCTTTACATCTTAGAAATGCGGTTTCTGTATACGAGCCTTTTTGGATGTGCTGGGATGATGAAAGAAAAAATGATTGGATAAGAGAGCTTCCTGCAGCAGGGATAAATGACGTTAATTACTTTCCTTTTTTTAAGAAGGGAATGGAGTTTGAGGAGTTTGTTCCAGAGTTTGGTGAGTGGTATTCACAAGGAGAGTTAACAGCTTGTTTGGTGGGGATAAGAACGGATGAAAGTTTAAATAGATACAGGACTATATCTAGTAAGACGAAAACTACATTTAAAGACAAACAGTACACTACATTGGTAACTAGTAATGTTTACAACGTATATCCAATTTATGATTGGAGAACGGAGGATATTTGGGTTTACCACGCAAAATTCCAAGACAAAAGAAAGAATGAGTTGTATGAACTTATGAATAAGGCAGGCTTATCTATACATCAACAAAGGATATGTCAGCCTTATGGAGACGACCAAAGACGAGGGCTTTGGTTATTTCATCTAATAGAACCAGAAACGTGGGCTAAGGTTGTAGCTAGAGTGAATGGAGCTAATTCAGGAGCTTTATACATCAATGAGAGCGGTTCAATAACAGGATACAATAAGATAACTAAGCCAGAAGGACACACATGGGAGAGCTTCTCTATGTTGTTTCTTGATAGTGTACCACAGGTAACTAAAGACCACTACTTAAACAAGATATTTACATTTACAGAGTGGTGGAAAACTAGAGGGTATGAAGGGGGTATGCCAGATGAAGCCCCTTATTTATTGGAAGGAAAGAAGTTAGTACCTTCATGGAGGAGGGTATGTAAATCCCTTTTGAGGAACGACTTCTGGTGTAAGGGATTAGGCTTTACACAGCAGAAAACAGCTGCGTATCAAAAATATTTAGATATGAAGAAACAAAAACGAAAACAAAAACAATTCTTACAAAATGGAAACAACTAAAAATTATTTATTATCGAGAGTAAAAGAGTTTATAACAGACGATATTTCTAAAATGAATTTAGATGATAAAGTTGATACTATAAACCAAATTAAAACAATGCTACATGAGGCTAGTCCTTTTAATACCGAGCCAGTAGACTGTGTGCTTTGGGTTAAGAATGAGACAGTCCACGCAAACGACTATAACCCTAATAGTGTAGCTCCTCCAGAGATGGAGTTACTTAGGTTAAGTATCGCAAATGATGGGTATACTCAGCCAATAGTTTCAATGATGGATACAGGAGGCGGAACTAGGGAGGTTATTGATGGATTCCATAGGAATAGAGTAGGTAAAGAGTGTAATGACATACAGTCTAGAGTACATGGGTACTTACCTGTAGTTACTATTAGAGATAGTCAAAAAGGATTAAACGACAGGGTGGCTTCTACTATTAGACACAATAGAGCTAGAGGTAAACACGGAGTTGATAGTATGAGTGAGATTGTGGTGGACTTAAAGAAGCGTAATTGGTCACCATCCAAGATAGCTAAAGAATTAGGGATGGATTCAGATGAAGTTTTAAGATTAGCTCAAATGTCAGGACTAACAGAGTTATTTAAAGATAAGTCATTCTCTAAAGCTTGGGAGACAGATGGCGAAGAGTAGTAAAGATGGGCGTGTGGTGTTCTATGAGGACACCCACGCCTACTACTTGGATGGTAAGAAAAAACTAACAAGTATAACTAAGTACATATCTAAATTTAAGTCGGATTTCGACTCTGATTTAATAGCTACAAAATACGCTAAAAAGCACAAATTAAAAAAAGAAGATGTATTGAAGATGTGGAAAGATAAAGGTGAGAAGTCCTGTAAAGAAGGTACTTTTATCCATTCAATCTTTGAAGATTACATACTAGGGAATCATATAAAAGTTAATGGCAACCCTAAAAGCCAAGTAGCTTTGTTGGTTATTGATGAACTTTTTAAGTCAAAAAGACTTATTCCAGTGGAATGTGAGCTTATAGTTTACAACGAAAAATACGCTGGTCAAATAGATTGTATTGCCAAGAATCAAAAAGGGGAACATTTTATAATAGACTGGAAAACAAACGAGTCTATTAAAACAGAAAATAGATGGCAAAGAATGAAGGGTAAATATGACAAATTAGATTGTTGTAATTTCAACCACTACTCAATACAATTAGATTGCTACAAAAATATGTGTAAAGAATATGATATTAAAGGGTGTTATATTGTGCATTTAAACATTGATAGTTACGATGTATTAGAAACTAAGGTAATATGAACGACTCAATAAACAAACTACAGGATAAGATGAACTCCTCCGACTTGGAGAAAAAAGAGTTTGAGAGGATATACGAGTTAAAAACTCCTGAGGAATTAGTGCAAGAATGGGCAGAAACTAAGCTATACGCTAAAGAAAATCCTTTGCATTTCGGATTTGATAAAGTGGATGAGGTATTAGATGGTGACCTTAGAGGGAAGGTAGTAGCTATACTAGGACTAGCAGGCTCTAAGAAGTCATTACTAGCTGCGCAATGTTGTAATATAAACGCAGAGATGCACAAGACTAGAGGTGTAATATCAAATATGGAAATGGATAATATAGCAGGATTAGATAGGCTAATGGATTTTGCTTGTGACCATTACGAGACAAACGATGGATTAGTTAAGATACAAGCATCTAAATACTTTAAACACAAACTTAGCAGGGATAATCAAGAAACAATAGTAGCTGAATTATCATCTGATTTAAAAAACTTCTATGGGAATAACCTTTTAATAAATGGTACATCACAAATGACTATAGAAATGTACGATACACTTATACAGCAAACTATTAAAAAATTTGGTAGTATTGATATGCTGATGGTAGATGGTATGAGTATGACTGGGGAAAGTGGTAGTGAGACTGAAAGGTATTCCAAAGTGTCCAGCGGTTTAAAGATGTTAGCTAAAAAGTATAAGATACTTATATCTGTAATATGTCACGTATCAAAAACATCAGGAGGGAAAGCGGTTACTCCTCACACTAGAGATTTAAGACCTTATGTTAGAGGTTCACAAAAGATAATAGATGACTTGGATATTTGTATTTGTATGTCGTTAATTGAGGACATGGAAAATGCAGGAGGGTATGAGGATGAACATGGTTATTTGTGGATGCACGACAAGAGAGGTACTGGGAAAGTAGTTAGACTAATATACGAATTTAATAATATGAATTTGGTTATGAAGGAAACACCAATAGACCCTGATATGATGGAGAAAAAAGAGAATCAAAAAGGATTGTTTTAACGGTTAGTATAGGATTAGTGCGCTAACCACAACACTTAAATAATAGCACTAACGTAACTTGCGCATTAATTTTATACATTGTTATGCGCTTTTAATTGATTGAAAGATGAAATTTAATTTAAGAATAAAAGATTTAGAAGTAAGAAGTTGCGGAAAACATTTGCTATCTGATGGCGAACACAACCGAGCCGAAATTGTAAAGTGGTCAAATGATATCAACAAAAAAGAATATTGTTGGACTGTTGCTTACTGGGATCAGGGGAAAGAAGGTTATGATTTACAATTTGTAGGCGGTAGACCGTTTGATGTAGATGTCGAGTTATTTATGAAACTTGCTAAACAAGGACAGCAAATGTTGGATGATGCGTTTAATTGCGCATAACGCTTGTGTAAATGCCGTGCAAGTGTTACAAATTAAATTAACAACGGCTCTTAATTGCATGGAATTTTACACCATGTTATAAGTTTTTATTATGGCTAGAGGTGAGCAAATAGATAAGATTAGTAAAAAATATGTAAGGCTAACCGCTAAAGATAAAAAGTTCCAAAAAAGAGAACACAAAAGATATTTGCGGAGATTGAGAAAAAAAGTAAACGAACCTACACCGCAAAACAATAGGTATAAAGGGTGGATAGGTTAATTACTTATAATGGTAAATGTAACAAGCGTTTTGTTTTACGATTAAATACAGAAAAATGACTAGAGAGAAAATAATAAAATACATAGAGTTTAGAGCAAGTGGAATAAACCAAGCTATAAACTATGATTACAAAGAGTTTTACAAAGAGATGTTAGAAATGTGTAAACAGGAAAAGCAAGTAAAACAAAATGATTTGTTACATAGTGTTATGCGTTGTTCAGTTAAAGATATTGATAAATTCTATGAGGAAACAGGGTATTCAGATAACACTAATGATTGGGGTATAAGAAAGGATAAAAGAAATGAGTGGGATTGGAAAAACCCAAGCCAAATGATAAAGGATTGGATGAAGTGGAAAAGGAATAACGCATAACACCCGTATAAACCCCAGCGTAAGCGACCCGATAGGGTGGGGTTTTATACAATGTTAATTATAAAGATTATGAAAGTAAATATAAAACCATTATCGGTTAATGCTTGTTGGCAGGGCAAAAGATTTAAAACACCCAAATACAAAGCCTATGAAAAGGAGCTAATGTATAAACTAAAGCCTATGGATATTCCAGATGGTAAGATAAAAGTATCTTTAGTATTTGGGTTATCTTCTAAACTTGCGGACATAGATAATCCAGTAAAAGCGTTTATAGATATACTACAAAAGTACCACAAATTTAATGATAGAGATATTTACGAAATGACTTTAAAAAAAATAGATGTTAAAAAAGGAAATGAATTTATAGATTATGTTATACGACCTACAAAATAACCTAGACAAAAACAAAGCAGCTTATAAGTTTCACAAACTTGTAGAAGATGGTAAAGTAATTGAATTAACCGAGAAACGTAAGAAGCGATCTATATCTCAAAACTCTTATCTCCATGTAGCTATTACTCTATTTGCTATTGAAGTAGGGTACACAATAGAAGAGGCTAAGACAGTACTCAAAAGAGAGTGTAGCTTTATGAGATACGATAAAGAAGATCATGTATTTTTAAAACGTACTAGAGATTTAAACACAAAAGAACTTACCGATTTTATAGAATTTATTATTACGTATGCCGCTAAAATGTTTATCACTATACCAAGTTCAGAGGAGTATATTTTGAATCAAATAGATATAGATAGACACATATCACATAACAAAGAATACATTTAATCGAAAAATTTTAAATAAATATTGAATAAAGTTTGATTATTACAAAAAGTTGAATTAGTATTGTAAGACAAACAAAGAAAGATGAAAAAAGGAGATACATATAAATATAATTCGCTTCAAGATGTGGAGTGTACTTTAGTAGTATTAGAACACGATAAAGATTTTGTTAGTTTTGCGGCTATTCCAAAAGAAGAAATGAAAGAGGTATTTAATCTTTCAATGACTATTAAGAACTTAGAGGATAGAATTAGACGGCAAGAAATTGAGAAGATATAAATATCTTAATAAGAGAGAATAACAATTATTAAAATTACTATTATGTGGGAATTAGAACTAAATGCAAAAGAGGCTTTAAAAAATTATAGTATAGTTGAACTAAAGACTTTTATGGATGCTGTTAAAATAGCAATATATAAAGCGACTGTTGGTAGTGAGGATAAGAGAAGATTAGTTTATACTGAGAGGGCTATTGAGGATCTTATGTGTAGTAAAGTTAACAGCTTTGTTAATGGCTTATAATGTCAAATCTAAACAACGTTAACGATTAAAAACTAAGATATGAATTACTATAAAGGACTTATTAAAATAGGGGAGAGTGGAGAGTTTCAAAGTATACCAAATGATTTATTGTCTGATTATATAAAGGATTTTAAACTCGAATTAGAGAGTAGAACAAAAGTTAATGTTGTTTTAAATAATGTTATCGAATGTCCTACTTGTAAAAATGATGGTAGGGAAGTTAGATATGATATTGGGACTTATCCCTGTGCTACTTGTGGTGGCAAGGATTTTCGATAACACCCTTGTATGATTCAGCTTTATCGACCTTAGGTGACTTCATACAATATTTTAAAAATTAAATAACATTTATAAGTATTTGGATTAGCAAAAGACAGTTATTAATTATCGCCTTGATTCGGCTTTTTAACATGGGAGTTACTGCGCCTGCATCCTACCTTAAAAAACAAAACTATGATAGCAGAAATAAGAACAACAATAGAGATGACAAGGGAAGAGTTAATAAAAAGAGGGTATTTAAAAAAGTAAGATGAAAGCCCACACAGAACAAACGAAACTAGCTTTAATGTTATTTGCGAATACGCAGATAGCATTGGAGCTGCAAGATAGGCTAGAGGGGACTCTAATGTATAACAAAAAACATAGAAATATATTAGCAAGAGTGCAAGAAAAAAACGAGTTTACAATTAATAAACTTTACAAAGAATTAGATGATGACACGCAAAAGATAATAAACGAGATGGTAAAAGCCTCTGAAGTCGTACTAGATGCCATGACAACAAGCAGTCTAACTCTATTCACTGGACTAATGGAAGAATTAAAAAAAGGTAATATTAAAATTCAAGAAGATGAAAAACTACGCTAAAATAATTGGGAAAGAGTGGAACACACCAGTAAACAAAGCTCAGGTAAAAAACAACGAACACGCACCAGTAGAAGTAAATAACAGCCCTACTTTAATACATAGAGATGCAAGTGTTAGAATGTTTAAACTACTACAAGAGGAGCTTTGGGAATTTAAGGCGGCTTATGACTTAGACAGTAAAGAAGTATCCGAAAGGGAGCGGTTTGTTTTGGTTACAGATGCCATCTTTGATATGCAGTACGTACTAAGTGGCATAATTGCACAACATGGATTAGAGGACATCCAAGATATAATAATGGATGAGATACACCGAAGCAATTTAACAAAGTTACAGGGGGGCAATATAGAGATGAATGATATGGGTAAAATATTAAAACCATCAACATACTCACCTCCAAAACTAATTGATTTAATTTAAGACTATGAAAAAGATAATAATAATAGCTTTAATCGTACTAGGTATGATGGGTTGCAAAGAGAATGAAGAGGTAGCGCCACAAGGAACAGTAGTACCGGTAACAGTAGTTACTAACCATGTAAGAATAACATTAAACAGCTTAGAGGTAGGGGACTATTTAGATGTTACTTCTAGTCGATACGGTGCTGCTGTTTATATGACTAGGCCAGAAGATGCTTATTACTACTTCTGTAATCTAATGGGTAATTTAGTAGGCTTTCAAAGGATAGGCAACTGTGATGATAACACAATAGAGTTGATAGCTTTAGAGGGAATCTATATTGATTATGCAGGTGATGTAACAATAGAGTATTTAGAAGAGGTAATACATGAATAACGAATTGTATAAACAAAGTAAAACGAATGATATGAAAGCAGAAAAGATAGAAGTAGGAAAATATTATTATTATGGTAAAGTACAGCGAAAAATGTTATGTATTGAAGTAGGTACTTGTGTAGATAAATCTCAAAGTGATTTTACTGACTACCTTAATAATAATTATAGATTTTATAATGATGATATGCACGTTGACAGGTACAAGCGTAAATGAGTGTATTTTGTTTATACGTTGTTGTGGTGTCGTTTTAATGCACTACAACACCCGTCTATATTGAGCGTCAAGCGTAGTTGTGAGGTAACGAACAATTCAATTATAGACTTTGTTAGATAGTGTACTATATTGCACTTGTAAAGCGATAACCTTACAAGATAGTAAAAAAGTAAAGTTATAAGTGTACTATATTGCACTATTTAATATGTCAATATAATTTAGTATATTTATTGTAATTTACAATTATTTACATATGCCATTTAAAAAAGGAGAAAGTGGAAACCCAAAGGGAAAACCTAAAGGGGCAATAGGAAAAAAGACTGCAATCTGGAATGAGATAGGTGAGTGGTTTGCTAATGATGGGATACAAGCCTATCAAGAGAATCTAATTGATCTGATGACTCATGAAGATACGGATGTACGATTAAAGGCTATGGATAAGTTCAATGCTTTGATTGAGTTCTTTAAACCCAAACTTGCTAGGACTGAATTAGTAGGAGATGAAAAGAAGCCTTTGAGTATCGTAACGGAGTTTAAAATCCCAAATAATGACAGAGAATAAAGTAATAGAACCGCAAGAGGGGTATCAGTTAAATGCTCTAGGTTCTAGTGCTGATATTGTTATTGGCGGCGGTGCTGCTGGGGTTGGTAAAACCTTTTGT